ACTTAATAATTTCGGCATTGCGCTTAAATTGAGCGTGTACCTCCATGCCGACAGGTCCCTGCATTTCTTTTCGTAGGGCCTCGTAGATCACCCGGCCATTCGATGACTCGCGGGCCGCTTGCCGCCAAGTCTTATTGCCCGAGTTGAGCACACCAGCGACTAACTTACTAGCTAGATCATCAGCAAATTGGTGGAAGGTCATATTCGATAACCAACCACGAACTACGTTAGTAATATCGACTGGATCAGTGAGTCCTTCGATTGCATTCTGCAAGGTAAGTGTTTTGTCCGTTAGGGCACGCTGAACATTTAGTTCTAGGCGGCGTTTTGGGGACCATTCATTGTTGTCCATCAGTCGTCATCACTACCAGAATTTACCGACTGTGCCGGTCCATCCCCAAACCCAACATCCCCCATCGACTCATCCCCCATACCAAACGAATCATCTGCCTTTTCAATATCCTCATCCGTGATCGAGGTAAACATGCTCGTTGTGTACGATAGCTCGTGTAACTCTGTCAAGGACATTTTCTGATTGATTATCCCGGCACTGAACGCCTTAACGACCGACTCGACTTTCTTCTCAACAATCTCTGCCACCTTATCCTCAGTAGGAGTTGCAAGAGGATTAAACTTAATATCTAGATCGTCTGGAATGTACCCAAACTCTGACATAAACATAACGGGCAGTACCTTATTAATCGCAGGCTTAAGTTTCGTCTCTTGCTGCTGCCCCAACATGTCGCGATAGTTCTGCATATCGGACTCGCCGGTTGCGTTCATTCCGGCCGGAGACCGACCAAACAATCTTGTGACCGGGATATCCGATGCGCCCGACACATCCATCATTTGTGAGTCCGATATATCCGAGAGTCCAGCGAAGGTATACTGAATAGGAGTTATCTCTTCATCCTTACCGATGATCATCATGCCGTTATTCGAGCGCATTTGATTTTGCGCAGATTTGACGTTATAGAAATTTGCCTGCACTTCAGGGTCTGTGGCAGCGAGCATCTGATCCATTCCCTCTATCCTGTTCACCAAGAGGTTAGCCTGAAACACCAAAGAAGCTATATTCCAAGATGTGGAGTCGCGCTTAACTAACTCCTCATAAACATGCTCCATGATTGAGCTACCCCAGTGGATCTCGGTAATTTCCTCGTAGAAGGGGAGTTTCTTACCTATAAATCTGAGTACGCGAGAGTGATGGACCTTGGAGATAGATCGATCGGATGCGTGGTCTCTGACCTCATAATATTTTGGTAATCCCATTTCAGGGTCACGGTGATCTGTGATTAATTCTAAGGATGGATAAATACCCGACCATCGATCAACGACCATAAGACCACAGAACGAGTCGGGCATGATATCTTCGTAATCCAAGGGTGTATCGAGCTTATCTTCGTGACCATCGATAACTATGATGGCGGCTGCACCGCCGTAGAGTCGTCCCCAGTAAAGTCCTTCGAGTATTTTCTCCTTAACCATTGTGCGCTGTTCCAGTTTATGAATCCTGTCTGTTTCCTCAGGCTTAAGCTCCGCGGTGATCGCATACCAGTTTTTGCACATATCCTCCGGTATAATGTTCACGATTTTATTACAGATCCACGAGTTACGGTAGAGGGAGTTCATGAGGGTGTAGTTACGAGTTAGACGAGTTAGGGGATATGTTGCGGCTGAGATGATGTTGTTGGATGCACTGCCGAGGCGAGCGAGTTGGTTTTGGAAGGAGTCGAAGGCTGAGCCGCGATGAGGTGAAGTGGGTGGAGGTGTGGTTTTTTGCACTCGCTGTGTTCTGTTTTTGTTTCGCTTACTCAAGTTATCACCTCCTCTATGCTTTAAAATATTTAACGATTGTTTTTGCCCAATATCTCAGTGCGTCAAGGCAGTGGTCCGACTCCTTGACTGGTTCTTCTACTCCTCTTTCGGCTGACTTTACATTCCAAATATAAGCGGGGAATTCCTTGAGTAAATTTGGGCATTTTCGTTTATTAACAAACAGCTTTAAGACATGTAGCAGTGTCGAAACCAATCTGATACCATTCAAGACTTCGTTATCTGCGTTGATAAGATCATCTGCTTCGCGAGCCTTGAGCGAGCGTTTTCTTAGCTCTGCCTTAAAACTGGCCGCGCTCGGGTCGATAATAATCCCTGAGTATCTCTTATCGCCTATAAACTTCTTCAGGTCATCTGCATATTCGGCATCTGTTTTCTGCTTGTTGTGTTTTTTGGAATCATAATAATACTCATCAACCACATAATATTTGGTTACACGTTCGATGGTCTGTTCGACGATCTCAAGGCAAGCAAAGGGATTAATCGTTCCATAGTCGATTGTGTACCAACGAGTATAATACAGGTTTAAGTCGGGTCCACCGGTGCCATCTTCGCGCCAATTTAGGCCATCTTCATACTGATTGTCAATACAAAAACCTGAGTAGATAACGCCTTCCGCGTTTTTTCTCAGGCCTAGGATATCCCTTTGGTACCAGACTGATTTTTTGTCATAACTTATTAATGCCTTTCTTATCTTTTCATCCGAAAGGCTAAGGTTGTCAGCTATTGTGAAGTGCTCATAATTCAGTCCGTAATCTCTGATTTTGAGATTATTATCTTGATGAACATTAAGTATCTCTGCATAAAACCAATGCAATTCAGCCTTGGGGTTAAGGTCAAACAACAACTTACGCTTGCTACTTGATAAGGTGCGGTCAAATACTTCCTTTACGAAAGATTGGGCACACTCGTTAACCTCCGAGATATAAACGCTTCCGAGGGTCAAGCCCTTGATAAATCGCTCATCACCGTTTTTACCTCCACCTGAGATAAGGACTATTTTCTCTCCTGTAACGGTCTGTATAATAACTGCGTCTTTATCTTGGTACTTGCCCTGCCTGCAACGGCCCCTGAAGTAATTTAAGACACCAAATCCATCGCTGTCTATTATGTTAAGTTTGGCGGTCGCTACCGAGACACCAGCAGCAAGGTGTAGTTTATCGGGGTGGTTCTCAATAATGGTACACCATGCGATTATGTTGATAATATTCTTAGATGCCCGCTTGCCGCCTTCAGCGACCGAGAGCCAGTATTCGTCCTGCAGGCATTTGCTTATATAGTCGGTTTGCTTTTGACTGAATGGCGCGTACTCACTCATCGCTCTCAAGGTCCTTTATGCTTCGATTAGGCACAGGATTATTAAGCAACTGGGCGAGAGTTTGTATTTTCTGGATACTTTCATCCATGCCGCCACCGGTGGCCTTAAACTTATCTGCCTCGAACTTAGCTTGGTCTAGCTTAAGCTTCTCATCCTCAATCCGGCGCTTGTGAGTATCTGCAAATAACCCAACATGTTTTGATAGTGCGTCAAGGGCCTTGATCTTATCATGTAGTTTGAAGGTGAATATTCCCTTGGGTGATATAGATACCTCTTGAATTATAGTCCCATCAACTTCTTCGCTAGGCTTCATTTCGATTACTTGCTGATAATCGCAAACAGGTTTACCTTCATCGTCTGTCTCTATAACAATTTTCTCTGTGCCAAACCTGAGAAAGTCTTTTATGTCGACAAATCCTATTTTGGCATACTCCTGCAATACCCGATCTTGGGTGATTTTATTACGTTGTAGGCGTTCGTCTTTCGCTGCTTGAATTGATTTTTGAATACAAGTTTTACCAAGTAGCTCAGGGCCAATCCTGTTTGCTGTTTTAGCGGAATACCCCGCTCTTATGGCAGCCTGAGTTGCATTAAGATCAATGAGGTATTCAGAAACAAAAATACGCTGTTTATCGGTGAGCTCAGGACTTTCATTAGTTTCTATTTCCTTATTGTTTACATCAGCCTTAATCTTGGGTTCTCGCTTCACTGAGGTGTCTCGCGTTGCAACGTTTCCCTTCTTCGTTGCACGTTGCTTCGTGCGTTGCGTTGCGTTATCCGTTGCGTTGCGTTGCGAGTCAGGGGTGATCGAACGTTGCCACTTTTCTCTATTCTTACGACTTCGCATGGTGCCTTCGCTTATGCTATGTTTGATCGCTAGATCCTTGAGGGTTATATCGGTGGATTCATATTCCTTGCGAATTTCTATCCAATCCATGCTACATCTTCACTACCTCCCCGTTGGAGTTTGGTTTTATTATTTAGGGAATCTAATCCCTCGGTTGCTTCGCATCATCATATCGAGCGCCTTGAACTTACTCTCGTATTCGTACTCCTTGTACGCGGCGAGGTATTCTTCGCACTATATCCCTATACCTTGAGCACAGTTTCCGCAATATTGCCTGACAGGAACGATAGGAGAGTAGTGTTTACATTGGGGCTTATCCACTTCACCCACGGTAATCATCACCGCCTTATAAGTATAAAAAAGCGAACGCCCCAATTAAGGAGCGTTCTGAGTAGAGGAGGGCTATGGCACGAGCGCCCGTTAGGGTGCCCATCTATTTGGCAATAGGAAAAGGCCCAGACCCCGTTTAGGGTCCGAACCTCACCACTAATGATACCTCATAGCTTATCTAATGTCAATAATTTATGTTATTCTGAAAGTTTACACTTGGGATGTCCATGGTTCAAGAGGTATTTTCGTACCCTTGTTGCTTTTCTTAATCCTGCCCGATTTACCGCCACCCGGCACAATCGCTCCCTGTTCAGCCTTATATGGATCGGCTACCGAATGTAAGTTAGGGATTGGATACCTCATAATCTCCTTAATCCTGTCGTTAGGACTAAGCTTATTGAACTTTTCGAACCACGTTCCCCCCTCTCTCTGAATAACAATACCTAAGTCAGTTGTGAGTTCTTCAGGCCCTGGCGTGAGCTCAGGGATTGGATCTGGAACTGGCTCGACAGGCTCAGGATCTGGGACGTATTCTCCAGATTGACAAGCTATGAGGTTAGCACACAGCGAGCAATCTGTCCAACCGTGTGGACATTCGCGTAGTTCGTTCGGGTATTTCATGAGTTATTCCTCCTCTGTGGGTTCCGGTTCCCAACAACTCATTTCCTCTTCCATCGCTTCGATAAGTTCTTCGATAGTTTCAATCGGTTCGTCATATCCAGTAAATGCTTCAAATTCCTCTCGAAGCATCCCTGCTTGATTATAGATTTCGATTAGGCCAAAAAGTCGCATTAAATTATCATTCATCAGTTTTCATCCTCCTCATCCCCACTCTCAACCTTCAGTAACGAAATACTCCCTCGACTCTGCCTATCTCTTCGCTTGACTACTCTCCTCGGAGTAATGCGGTGGATCTTGCAGTAGTTGTGGCGGTCGATTGGGTTGTACCATTTCTTCTCCTCAGCAACAGGACAACAAATATCGAAATCACTCGGATAGTAACTCGGAAAGTAGAAAAACATATCACTATACAATAATCCTATCTCCTTCCATTCGCCTTAAGCCAATCACAACTTATATTTGTGATATTGACCCTTCCCTTCAAACACGCATCGGTTACGTTATCCGCATTGGTCACATTTCCTTTGAGCAAATACACCCTGATTCATACACGATCTTGGGTTGTTTAAACTCTCTCCCATGCCGTGCAATTCTTCTTCGAGTTTGCTTATTTCGATCTTGAGGGAATCATACTTATCCAAGACTTCGTCAAACTCTTTCTTTCGACAGTTTATAAGTTCAATGAGTTGTTCCCTTGTTAAACCTTGATGCGGCATTCTTCCCACCTCCGCCACTTTTTCTCCAGTTCTTCAAGCCTTTCCGCCACCCCAAGATCCTTGAAGCGTTTGAGTCTCAGTCGTTCCATCTCGTTCTGTTCGGACTTTGGCATGTAGTACGGATACGCATCCACTTGCCACTGTTTCCAATGTTCTCGCCAGTATGCAGACTCGTGGGGCCCTTCGCTTCCGTGATGATGCGCTTGACATAGGGTTACGACGTTCTCGACACACGCTACACGGTCCTTTGCCTCGCTACGGAATTCAATGTGATGGTGATCGGCTTCGTATGTGCTTCCACAGCCGGGATGTTGGCAGGTTCCTTGGTCCCGTAAATCTACCTTTTTATAGGCATCTTGGATTCGAGGGCTAGACTTAGCCACCTCAGCCTCGCCTTTGCCCCTTTATCCACATTAAGTCCACAGCTTTATCCACACTGACTCCATCCACACGCCGGATCGGGACACTGCTTGCATCCACAGGTATAGATTACTGTCGCGCCACAGCTAGGGCACGCTTTCGGATCTTGACTCATTTGTTAACCCTCCATTTCTCCTTGGCATTTGCAACCGATCCGCAGTTTAGGCATTTGTACTTAGCTCTACTAATTCGTTTTCTCCCCTTAGCCTTAATGTCAACAACCTTGATACTTCCGCAAACTCCGCACTCTTGGATGATTCCGCAGTTTAGCTGGTTCGTCATGATTAAGTAGGCTATTCTGAGCTTTTTTAAGAGGGTTGGGGTTTGTTTAGGCATTGAGGCCACCGTTAGGGATCTCATCCCACGTCCGACCGCCAAGTTCGCGACCAGCTTCTTTTTTGCCAACTCGTTTAAGGTGGCTAATGGGAAAAAACTTATGGTCAGGACCACCATTGACTAGATCTGAACCATCAATATTTAACAAGGCTGCTCGGCCAGAATGTGTCGTTCCAATTGCTTTCGCTACTTCCCCAACTGTATCTCTGTACTTTGGCCAAGAGTTGTAGCGCCTTACCTCTCTAAACTCTCCCCACTGTTTAAAGAAGAATGGAACTCCCTCCGCCCGACATTGATCCCTCAAGCTACTCGCCCAATCAGGATGCATTGGTCGTGCTCTTGGGCCTGATTCTCCACCAACGATTACCCAGTTTAATTTTGGTCGATTATCCAATACGGTAAATGGCACCGAAACCGTTCCTGAAAGCGAGTGAATAAATGCATCTTTCCCCTTCGGTTCGATTCGTTCCAAATTCACCGGTCCCAACAATGGTTCGCAACTTACAAATCGTACCGTCACGGGAGCTTGAAGTAGCAGAGGGATTCGTTCATTTGCTACAGCCTGATTCTCGATCGAAACCCCAAGCCAAACATTGTTTCGATATGTCTCAACCTTTAATTCCTGCGCTGCATTCCATGCAAAGAATTCAAGCATCCTTCTTGGTCGTTTTGTGAGGACCATGTAAGTGTGATCCCGATGAGTCGTCATTACTACCCATACAGCCCTAATGAATTCAAATGGTACGTCATCATGAAAAAGGTCACTCATGGAGTTCACGAATATCCTTCGTGGCTTTTTCCACTGTAGCGGTTGATCCAATCGTTCTGGATGACATGCTACGTCATTGAAATTCCTATCCCGATATGCAGTATTTCCCATAGCTCTCAATCGTGGCCATAGTCGCTCGGCGTAACAATTCCGGCAACCTTCGGAGAGTTTAGTGCAACCTGTAACTGGATTCCAAACCGCATCTGTCCATTCAATTTTTGACTTACTCATGGTTTACCTCCTCTCGTCTCAATCCATCGACAATCCCCGGTATAGACGTATTTGCAGTCTTTCTTAACTTTACAGTCATTGCATACGCAAGCTTGTCCCTTACAGGAGGTTAGGCACTTACAGGGCATCGGGGACCTCCTTCACCTTAATAACCTCAATCCGCTTAAGAGTTATCTTCCCTCGCATAACCGAGCTGAGCATGGCCCCTAGAATGGTGTAGAGAGCATCTTGGCTCTTGATAATTACCGCATCGGATCGGTTAGCGCTTAGGTCTTTACTTGTCCCTGCATAGTACAGGCCGTTGATGACTAGAAGTTTGTTTGCAAACTCGGTTGGATTAGCGCATTTCTCATTACTCATTTTTCCACCAAATATCCTTTCTTTATCAACTTCTCCTCATGTAATTTTTGCTGTTCATCAACAGAAATACCAAACTTATCCGCAATGGCATAAATCATCGTTACTGCGCTCTGAGCCACATCAAAAGCTTCTTCAATTAGCCTGAGCGGATTTTTTTCACCTGTTTTTAATCTAGGTTTTTCTCCGCTCATCTGATTACCTTTACCGATACTTTGGAGCAACTCTCCCAACTCTTCGATTAGCTTATAAGTGCATGATTCGATAGTTGGGTAGAGACCATTAAGGCGGTCAAGGGATATAAATTCATCCTTGGAAACTTCATCATCCTTGGGTATAAACCACTCTCTGTGGAGGCATAATGTGCCGTTGCAATTCAACCTCTGGCAATCGGTGCAAATTTCCTTTCGTTTCCACCCCTTCTGATTTTCTGGAGTGCAATCGCTTTCGCACTCCGGTTTTTCATGATTACCACAATTTTCACAGGTTTTCACTCTTTACCCTCCGTTTCTATCCTTGTAAGTTCATTTTCAAGGTCTTGGAGTTTCTTAGTATAGAAATCCATAGAGTCCTTTAGGTTTAACTGTGTGTCCAATATCGCTTGCCGAAGCTCTTGGGCTCCGCTCAGCCTAAGAAATTGTTCCTCGTTCATACCATGCCTTCTCTTTACGTAATCCGATGTGCACCTAGAGTGCATGATGATGTTGTCGAAGATCCTCCACTCGTCTTCCCAAACAAGGTCGTCACATACAGGACAAGTGTCAATAATGCAACCCGAGGCCACAATTAGCTTCCCCCTGTAATACCTGCCCGTAATGCGCATTCCGTACAAGCTGCAGTACAACCCCGAGCCTTAACCTGACGCGTGAGATCTGATTCCCAACATTCAGACCCGCACACTGGGCAGGTAACAAGTTTCCAATCTTTGTGTCGACTAGCGTCCGGTATATTGCGCTTCAAGGGCATACACGCGATCCCTTTGTCTCCGGGCTTATGTGGTGTGATCTTAATATCCACGGTTACTCTACCTCCCAAATCTCGATCTCCATCCGTTCTTGATTTTCATGTTGACAAGGTATCTTTTCAACCGTAGCTTTCTGCACCTGTCGGTCGTCAATCCATGCGACTTTATTGCAACCATCCAATGCACTTTTTAAATAATTGTCTATATCGCCATCCAGACCCATCGGTGTAGAAACGCCATGTAGGAACACTTTGACATTCACGGTTACTGGATTAATAATCGGTCTTTGCGTCTGAGATAATGCCATCCATCCTATCTGCTCTTTGTAAGCAAGGTACCTAGCCGCCGCAGGTTTAATAAACTTACCTCGGCCAGTCATTCTTACAGCCGGGACCGGGCGACCAGTGATTATTATGAGCATTTAGGGTTCCCCCAATAGTTCTGGGTGCTCGAAAGTGTTGCCAATAACCTCAATCTGGTTATACTTCAAAAACAAAGAGGCATCGTAATGCTTTAACCCTCCAATATGCCGCAACCAATACATTCCGTTCTTGTATTTCACAACCCATACGTACGACTTTTCTTTTCCATCCAACGGGCTTATATACGAATATTTAACAATATCTTCCTGGTATATTTCTTTTCCGTTTTTGTCATTAACCTCAGTGAACTGCAAATAAGTGATTTTTGATGCATATTTACTGACTGGCTCAACCCCATTGTTTTTAAAAATCTCATTGATATCCCCGTGGAATTCAGGGTGATAATTCATGCACCCGCCATTTTTGATAAACTCATGCTCAACCCATGCTCGGAATTTAATCTCTCTTTCCAAGTTTCACTCTCCCCACTTGAAAGTATTGGTAAATTTTTCTCAACCCATTAAAGCTCTTGACAGTGCGTTAACGCATATGATATATTGAATGTATTAAGTGCGTTAACGCATAATTGAAAGGATGATCGGCATGGAAATTATGGTACACAACGACGGTAATGAGGTTTTCAACGGTTCACTTTCTCAGTTTCTAGAAGACAACGATAACGATGAATGGTTGACTGAGGAGTGTGGTAAATTGGAGACTGTTGAACGAGTAGAGTTTAGGGCAATATCCGGTGATTGGGTGATCGTTAGGCAATGAGTGTTTTAAGTAACATCATGGGAGTAAACGAAGCCGCCAATCTTTGGGGATTAAAGCCCGGATATATCAAAAATCTCTGTGCCGCTGGGAAAGTTATAGCTGTTAAGATTGACAACCGATGGATTATTGATAAAGGACAGGAGAACCCTTCCGGTGCGACCGATAAGACTACTGAATAAGTGGCCTTATCGGTTTTTCCTATCCCTCCTCGAAGTCAAAAAGTGTCGGCATGCCATACTTTTTAATAATCTCTGTCATTTTTTCTGCAAGGTAACTATGTTGCTCCCATTTCTTTTGTAAAGTTTGGAGGATTTGGCGTTCTGATTCTGTATAAATAATGTCAATAATTACAGGTTCCTTCTGGAGAAATCGAAAGATGCGGTGAATACTTTGAAAGAAGTCGTTAAACTGATAATCTATTCCTAAGAAAATAGCTCTATGGCAATGATATTGGAAATTACAACCACTCCCGCTGAGTTCTTTCTTAGTGGCGAAGAGCCGTGTTCTTCCCTCAGAGAAATCAATAACTCTTTTCTCTCTAAGCTCGTAATCTAGGCTGCCGTAAATATCCACCACATCCGGTATGGCCTGCTTGATTGCGTGTCTCTCGGTCTCTAAATCATGCCACAGTATAAAATGGTCATCCGGACTGCTCCGAACTATCTCGGTCATCTTTTTGACGCGCTCGGGAATACTCTCCCTTTTCTCTCGAGCTGCATCTTTCAGGCCAAGTGCAGCATCCCTAAAGATTTTCCCTTGTCCATCCCTTTCGGATCCTGCACCAGAATGATCTGTCGGTATTTCGTGGTACCTGATTTCCATAGGGGGAAGATCATAACCCTCATCCGAGTATCCAAGATCTGAAGGCTTAGTAATAAACAATGCCCAGCTTGACATCCATAGCCAAAATTCCACTTCTTTGTGCGGGTATAAAGTGAGCTGATTGGCCTTAGTTGAATCCCTTTGAAAAAACTTAGTTAATGCAAGGCCAGTATCCATAACCTCGAGGTACCCGGCGTAGTGAATTAATTCCTTGTATTTATTTGGTGAAGGCGTAGCCGTGCTCACGAGCTTAAATGGTACGCCTTTGAATTTATCTAAAAATGTTTGATACGTGAGTGATCCATAACTCCTGAGTACCGATGCCTCGTCCAATGAAGTAGCAACAAAATACTTAGGGTCGATATCGCCATCCCTAACGCGCTCATAATTTGTTATCATAATTAGGCCTTTGGTTTGTCTAACCTCTTCCATGTTTCGTACATATCTTGGCTCTTCCATCCCAAGTAAATTGACGGCGTCTTTCGTGAATTCTTGTTTTACTCCGAGTGGTAAAACTATCAGAGCTTGTCCGTCTTCATGTTCCGCTACGACGCGACAGAACTCTAATTCTTGGATTGTTTTACCTAACCCAAATGATTCAAATAATGCCCGCCTACCGCCTTTAATGGCCCAAATAACTGCATCCCGTTGATGTGGCTTAAGGATTGGATTTACATCGTCAGGTGATATGATAAAACCTGTATCTTTTGCCAGAGTTATCTTCGATTTCAGAAAATCAACATATTCCATCTATGCCACCCTAACTGGTAACACAATGTGAATATATCCCTCATCTTTAATCAAAACCGGAGAATACATCCCGTTAAATTCCATCTCCACCGTTTCCCCGACTGAGTCCAATGCGTCTATGATGAATCGGGCATTCACGGCAATATCAATCGTTTCTCCACTGTGTTCCACATCAATACGCTCGTTAATCTTCCCCTTTTGGCTTGCTCCGGCTATGGAAATACTGTCTGATCCCTTCAGCTTGATAACCTTCGATTCTCCGTCAGTAAAGAGGGTAGATCGATCAATCGAACCTTTGAATTCACTGTTTGATACCTTTATGGATGATAAGTGCTCCTTCGGAATAACCTGTTTGTAATTCGGAAATTGACCCTCGATTGTGCGAACAAAAATCTTAGTAGGACCAGATTCGAGGATTAACTGCGAACCATGTGCCACTTTCAGTTTCATGTCGCCACTGAATTTCAGAGCCTCCACAAGCGCCTTTGCCGGCACAATACCCTTCCACTCATTAGTCGAATCAATGTCGCTCGTTACGATAGCTAGTCGATGTGTATCGGTGGCGACAAACTCTATCTTGCCATCCTTAATCGCTATCAAGACCCCTGTGAAAATCGGTCGATTAGCTTCAAGGGAGACTGCTTTAATCGTCTTAGTTACACCTTTTCTGAGTATTTCAGCCGGGATGTTTATCTCACTGTCTGATAGTTCGGGAAGTAGCGGGAACTCATCTGTTGGCAAGGTTTGTAGCTCGATAAACGAACCCTTGTACTTAATAGTCATCGTTCCATCTTCGACACTAATGCTGACTTGAGAATTGGGAAGTTTTTTAATTATGTCCGTGAATATTTTGGCCGGAACAACGCACGAACCCTCTTCCTCTGTGTCGATAATCTGAACCGTGTGTTGTATTCCAATCTCTAAGTCTGTTGCTGAAAATTGAAGGTATCCATTTTCTAAAGTTATAAGAACGCCTTGAAAGATGGGATTAGATGATTTCGATGATACAGCCTTTTGAACGACCGATATTGCATCGTTTAAGATCGATTTGTGGCATGAAAATCTCATTTTGCTCCTCCGATCTAGGTAAATTTGAAGGGGACCCTGTTGTTATGTAGTTGGCCCCGACGCTGTCAAATAGTATTTACTTACTCGGTTATTACGACTTTTCCAGATTCGACCAGATCGGCAAGCGCGATTTCAAAGTACAGCTTGATATTCCTTCTAGCTTGAATCTTCCATGCTCCACCGTCAGCCTCGAACAGCGCCGCATCCGGTCCAGTGCGTACCCTGAGCAAGAATTCTGAAATTGGCTGCTCAACTTCAAGGAATGTACGGTATGGAGCCAATTTAACGATTGGCTGTAACCATGCATTTTCAAGCATCTGGACACCCTTTTTGGTGGTAACTTTTTGAGTGATCCCGTCGTCTGCCGTAATTTTTATGTCTTCTTCAGTTATTTTGGCAAGATTGGCAATGAGCGCATCGCTTAATTCCGTTTGAACAAATGCACTTTTTAGCAAAATGTTCATTTGTTCGATATCCATGAAGCTTCCAAGGGAAATTTGGGGTAATTCAGCCACCGCAGAGTAAAGATTAAAACGTTCAAAGTCACCACGTAGTGTAGTTAAGGCAATTACTTTTGTCGGGCTTTCTACATGCACCACAAGATCATTAAGGCCCTCATGGTTGCATTCCTTGACGATTAGCTCAACTAAGCTGGCTAAGGTCTTGGTCGAGAATACCGATGGTTTGTTTTCCGGAACCATTACGAGCTGCTTATTGGTGAATTGATGGCCGTTAAACTCAAACTTCTCGACATCACGCAGGCTTAAAAGTTTCTCGATAGCTGCTTTAATCATAAAATTACACGCTCCTCAAATTTTAATTTTGTCCTTTGGGCTTAGTTGTTCACGAGCTTCAGTACATTTACTTCCGGTTCGACAAACATGGATTCCTGATTCGGGTCGCTCTTGGTTAACTCCCTGGCCTTTGGCTTACCGTTGTTATCTTCCTCGACAAAAATACTTGTTACGATGGATTTAACGGGTGCAAGGGTTGATTTAGCTTGTGCCGTGGTTTGCGTGATTTGGCGGTCCTCGTTGGGTTTGAAGGTCAAGGTCACCGTCAACTTACGCGCCACTGTCGGTACCGTATTTGGGTCTATGATATTTGCCATGATCTTATTGGCTTCGTTGTTGATCTGTTCTAGGATCGCCCCCCCGGCCATCTCTAAGATGTTAACCTCACGTATCTTTACCATTCATTTCACCCCTTCTTATCTCGTTAGGTCCTTATCCAACTTCGCCGATCCCAAGGCAATTACCAACGAGTTATGCTTTGCCCGCAACGTATCAGCAACCGCATCCATGAAGAAATACCTTTCCTCAGCGATATTCAAGGCATCCTCAATCGTTAGTTCCGAGTCTCCGACCTTTCGCTTTCTTGCAAACTGGACAGCCATAGCCTCTCGATCTTTTTGGGTACCTGTTGCTAGAAGGTACGACTCTGTCTTTGTGTCCTTCCAAAGTCGGTTGGCTCTCTCAAAGACAGCCTTAGCCCTAGCTAGGTCGAAACGTGCCTTGGAGTACATTGTGTCAATCTGACTTTCCAAGCGCGTTATATCCGTCTTGTCCGGCTCCTGAGGAACTCTAATCGCGGATACTTCACGCTCGTAGGTTTTCATTTTTTCTGCCCAGGTGTTATCTGCCATTGCTTGTCCACCTCTCATCCAGTTCGATTTCCCCAGTTGGTGGGGAACGGTTCTTTATCTGCATCGCTAGATGCGTTGAGAGTATGTTACTAAGGGTTATTTTCCTCCCCTAGACCACAACGACAGCGCGGTTCGACTGGTTTCGGTTCGAATGAACTCTAACCCTTCCGTTCCCATCTGACCCGGTATATACCCATCTGTGAGTTTGTACACCTTCACATTTTCGTAGCGGCCACCATACATTTCCTTAATCCTTGCGTCTGTTTCGCCGTCCGTTAAATCACAGTTGTTTTTACGCGGTCCTCTTATCCTAATTTGCGGACCGCATCTCAGGCCTCTGGCGTAGTCAGCAAGGCATTGTTTACTTAACCCTAATTCTCTGGCCAGATTAACCTTGCTACCAGCCGCCTCAGCATCTATTTCAATCGATTCTAGAGTTGGGTATTTCCTGCGTAGTTTAGCAGTGTTGCTTTCCATCAATCCCTCTCCTCCTGACTAAAACAATCTTTTCATGAACTCAAGGTCCGTATTTCTTCCCACGATTTCTTTGGACTCACCCAAATATCGTTTGAACTCATTTCCCAAGCATTTTCTGATGCAACTAAAAGAGCGTGTAAAACAACTTCTGCCATGGCTCGTGCAGCTGGCGGGGGAACCATATTTCCGATGGCCTCCCTAAATCTTGCATCTGAGTTACCAGCAAGCTTTAATGGTTTTCCGTTTATCATCACCGGCAACCCTTGTAGTGCCGCCAATTCCAATGTCGTTAAGGGTCGATGCCATGTTCCGTCGAGAGAAATGATCACAGGCGGCGGATCTAATGTTTCATTGTCCTTTGGGATGCGAGGGTCAGCTATTGCCGCCGAACCAGAATGAACATCCCCTGCACCAATCACCGTCTTACCTGGCTCATCCCATTTCTGAACTCCCATCATCCCAGAACGTGGTTTGCAATTCAGCCGAGGATCTGCGACTGATTGCGCTCCACTCCCGACGGTGTCTTCTCCGGTAATTGTTAAAGCGGAGTCTTCCCAAGGCCGCACAAGGTAGGAGTTGTTACGCCTATTGCTTCTCTCGTTAAGTCTCGGGTCAGCTATGCAAATTGCTCCGTTGTTTGGCCTATGGGCCCCGGTTACCGTACTTGATTCTTCATCCCATTTACGGACTTGATAGATGGCTGTGTGTGTACTATCCTTGAATCCCGTTCTGGGGTCAGATATAGCAATCGCTCCACTGCCAAACCTCGTCCCTGTCACGCATGGTGCAGGTTCATCAAACTTAACTACTCGGTAAACTCCCGGGTGCCTACCCTCTCGGTCGACCAATCGAGGATCGGCAATGTTTGATGCAGTGGAACCATTGGCCTTTGCGTTGCCAGTCACTGTGTGGGCAGGATCTCCCCATTCCTGAACTCCGAACGGTCCGCTACCTCTAGGAATATACTGAAGTTGATACTCTTCCTCTGCAATTTTTTCGAGATCTCTCCAATCTCCACCAGCAGGGATAAGAGCTAACCTAACCCATGTTTTCCACTGAAGCTTTGGGAGTCTGTGTAGCGGTCCCATACTTTCGGTACCCGGTAGCGGCAAGGGGCCAAGGACCTCACCAATTGACTTCACTCGCTGTTTGGTTGGCTTATAGATAAACGAATCCATCTTAGCCTTGTTTCTGGCGATAAGCAGGTATCTTTTCCGATGCTGGGCTAAGCCTCCAATCTCTCCACAATCATGGTCTTGGTCGTCGATAACGTATCCGTAGCTCTGGAGCATACCCTTGATCGTGTTAAGGAGCTTCTGCCCGCGTGTTCGTATGCGAGGCACGTTTTCAAGTAGAATCACAGCTGGTAAGTCGTCCCTGAAAGCTTCAAGGGTAAGGAATATCCCTCGCGTTACCAATCGATTAAGTGCTTGATACTTATCTGTGGCTGCCGATGCTTGGGGTAAGAGCCCGCTGAACCCTTTACACGGCGGCGAGAGGAATATCACATCCGGATGCTCACCGCTTGCAGCTGTCACAATGTCCTCTGGGGTTGCTTCCTTCCAGTTAATCGGTGGCTCTTGGCCATGGAAGGCTATGAAGTCGCGTCGTTCGAACAGATCCATGCAGACCGCTTTGCCTCCGGTTATATACTCGTAATCCTCGCAAGCTTTCGGGTCCACATCGATTCCAACTAGTGTTCGGAATTTACCCTGTAGACCTTTCCACTCTCCGATAGCTTGCTGAAAACCGAGCGAACCACCGCCTATTCCTGCGAACAAATGTAATATTTTGTACTCTTTCAACACTTACCCCCTGCCGCACGTTTCCTCTGTTTCCAATCCTGATACTGAATATTTTTCCTTTGCTTTTTTCCATCCTCCGTAATCGGAAGTCCTATCCAAACTTTCATGAAGAGACGAACATCAGGCTTCGATCCTGCTTCTTTCGCCGCATTACTCGTCTGTAATAAGGTGTGGAGGAATATATTCATTTCCTTGGTTTGTGATGGTGTTAGAGTTTTTGAGTAATGAATCATCTTGCCGACCTCCTCTGGTTTGCTTGCTAATTTTCTAGCAAACTATCTAGGCAAACAACTCTGTCTGCGTATATTCCACAAACACATCTTCCCACCCAACTCCGATGTAATCTAAGACTTTTCCCCATCCGTAGTGTTCTCCGGTTTGTTCGTCAACGCAGCAATCGTGCATCCAGAAATTCCATTCCCTTGGATTGTCCTCTCGCAGTCGGTCAAACCGATGTGGTCGTTTCTCAATATGGATTCCAAATCCGCACATCGAGCAGCCGGTTCTCTGGGCCCTTGTTGTCCTTAGCTCTCCATTCGAATCTCTGACTATTTCTCCGTAGATTTTCGGGACAGGTGTCTTCAGATCTAACGAGAGCTGGAGTAGATCCTGTCGGTTGAATATTGCGAATGGGCAACTTCTTATGGTGCTTTTGCCGTAATAATTGCATCCGTTTTTCATAAGCCCCTTTTCTCGCTGACCGCCCTCGGATGCCATAAGCCCCAAATAAGGAATCATATTGTTTGCTTTCTGCCAGTCCTGTGCGGGTTTCTCCTTCATCCACTTACAGCACTCGGCGGATACTTTGAAGGGTGCTATTCCGCATGATTTTTGAGCGCCCCACTGGATATCAGTTCTGTGTCCTGCATAGTTCCCACCGAAAAGCACAATCCACTTATCTTGAAGCTTAAGCTTTTCACTATGTTGAAACTTTCCTTGAGCCCCCATATCTCCGGTCATAATTGCATGAATAAACGTTTGTTTTGGATGATTTGGTACTTGAAGGTTTGCAATCTTAGCAGCCTTCTCTTTACTAATCACAGGGAATCCAAATTCTCTCAAGACTTGCACTTTACTTTTGTAAGGTTTAATAAAGACCATACCAGGTATTTGTTTATGAATCTCCTGAATACTCTTGTCTTCGAGTGACGAAACCGAAACTGGTGTTGCGTCAATTCCAAGAGACTTAAGGAAGTAGTATAGGGTGATGCTGTCCAACCCACCAATGCTTACGCAGATGTTTTTATAGTGCTCAATGGCCCAATCATCAAACTCTCGTGCAATTCGTGTTGCGTGGATTACTTTAGCTTCGTAGGGTAAAGATTGCCTTTGGATAAACTCGTATGGTTCCACTAGACCAGACCCACCCTTCCCCCTTACACAGCTTTCAGTTCCCGATATATTGTCCTTTCCCCTAAGTCCATATTGAGTCCATACTGCCTTGCTGATTCGAGCAAATATCTTTCCATTCGCCCGATACTAACCTGCGATATACCCATGGCGTCTCCCACTTCTTGCTGGGATAAACCCATCTCCCTAAGTTTGTATACCCTCCGCAATCTTGGTCCAATCTGGCTGAGGAAATCCCTTATAACCACCTGTTCTCCGTAATCGTAATGTCGTAACTCAATGACATCTCCAAGTGTTCTGTTCTCTCCTTCTGTCAGCGGGCAGTCTAAACTATCGACATCTAGGTAATCGCTTTTCTCTCTTCCCCTTCGAATCGTGCGTCCATAGTCTCGTATGTGCCTCAGAATCTCGCCACGAATCTTCTGCACCGCGTAGGTGGAAAACTTAATTGGATCTCCATCCGTTCCAGTAAAACCCGTTGGGTTATAGCCTTTGTACTCTTTGACTAGCCCTATATACGCGATACTCAAGTAGTCGTCTTTATCGAATTTCAGACTTTCGTCTTTTCCTGCCTTCTCGATGAATCCCCAAGCTACGTATTGAGCTAGATTCATGTTTGCTTGGATGTATTCATCCGGTGTGCCTGGTAGATATGGATTGGTTTGCATGGTCTACCTCCTTAATCTCCGTACTCTTTGATTAAATCTCCCTTGTTGTCGAAATACTTCATCCTCCACCATGGATGGCAGTTATCTCCCCAGTGATTTCCATCAAGGCAAACCAATAAATTTAATCCGTGGTAACCAATAATTATTCCGGGTTTGCCGTTGACCCCTACCTTCATGCCGAGGAGTGCAAATTCAATTCCTCTGCTTTTTTTCATATGGTCGAATTGATCAATGTTTTGAGTGAATAAATCCTTAACATGAAATCTGTTGACCAACTTGCAAGATACAGACTGAAGGAAATCACCAAATTCCATCGAATCGTCAATTTCATGTGATTTATAAAACGAATATTTAGCCTTACTGCGGGTTTTGGCAATTTCGTGTTCGGTATGATTCCGAAATGTGATTGCGTAGGTGTTCATAGCTTGTCCGCCCCCTAGTCTCGCTTGGTCCTGTGGTCATAATCCTTGGCGCAAAGCAAATAATCTACTGTCATTCCCAGTATCCTCGATACCGTTGCCTCTCCGAAATCTCCTAGCCTTTCCTCAAGAGGCTTCGGATAATAGTTGGTCGTAAATCCGGTAAGCAAGTTAGCTCGATACCTGAGGTCAATCAGGCGATAGTACATGCTTTGGACCCACTCGGTTTGTTTTTCCTTGCCAACATCGTCCAGGATTAACGCTTGTGCCTTAGCCAACGTTTCAATCTTAGCCTCGATTCCGCCTTCGTCTTTCCTGAACTGTGCGTCCCTTAGTTCCGCGAGCAGATCCGCAGAAGATACAAACACGACTTGAACCCCCTTGTCGAGCATGTCCTTTGCGATTATGCTTGCCAACATTGTCTTTCCGATCCCCGCATTCCCGAGAAGGAGAAAACCTTTGGCGTCCGAATTGCTCTTAATTAAGTCAGGCCAAGCCTTCAGGTATTTTTCAACTCCTCGATACATCTTCTGGTTTCCATCGTTAACGCGATAATCAGAAAGGTTGTACCTTAGTTGCTGGGGCGTTAATCCTGAAGATTTAAGCTTCCTAGCCGCATTCTTCTTGACTTTGCAAATACAATCCGCATAAAGAGTTAATCCGTAGGGATCTAGGCCAACAGCGACAATCTCCCGATCCTCACACTCTTTGCAGGCGAAGACCTTTTCGACCAGTTTCAGGTTGTATCCGGTTCCGACGTTAAAAATGTTAAGTCTCTTCCTTATTTCTTCCTCCGAAGATTCCTTTGAGGTATGGGTCATTTTCCCAAGGCCTAGAATCTCCTTGATCGACTGTATTGGGTTTAGTTTTTCCTCCGATTCCGCCATTTTCTCCTCCTTGATCCTGATAATTAGCGTCTAAGTAATCTACATAACCGCTATTGAAAAATGTACTCCCGTTCTGCAGGTACTTCCTGTCAGTTCCAGACTTCGCGTTAACATAGCGATTAATGGCTCTCGTCATTTCTTCGATCCCGATCTTGTGCAGTTTTTCCTTTTGCGTTTTACTTACTTGCCCCTTTCCTTCTTTCTTGGGATAGAGCTTCCAGAGTGATTCAAAATCGACAAGTATATACTCTTTATTAGAGTTATTAGAGTTATTAGAGTTATTAGAGTTATTAGAGTTATTGATTGTGTCTGGAAGTGGTTCCTCACTAGTCTCTAAGTGGTTTGGAAGTGGTTCTTCACTAGTCTCTTTGCGGTTTTTTTCTGGTTCTTTTGCGGTTTGATAATCCTGCCAAACACCGTAATTCACTAGGCTTAGGGTGGTTTTTTTATGGTCTGTTTTTTTAACGATCATTGAGTCTCGTTCTAGCAAAACCAAGAAGGATCTCACCTTTGTCTTTGACCAACCCCACTTATCCATTAATTTAACTTCACTCGTTACTACATCCCCGCGCTTAACTTCTATGAGTTGATTGCCGAGTAGAAATTTACAATCCTCATGGTTTGCAGATAGTAATAAGTCGATCCAAGCTTGTCCTTTGCTGTAAGGTTTTTCAGCCCATAGCCAATGACCCTGAAGCCTCCTGTGTATGCTAATCCACCCAGCCATTACCCCACCTACTTACGTCTATGGTAAAATTCCATAAGGAAAACCTCGAATTGAAAAAGACAGTTAATTGTGAGTTTTATCTCTTCCTCCGCTTCCTTTTCTCACGCCTCTCGAAGAAACTATCAAAGCGGCTCTTTGGTAAAACTGGCGCAAACTCGATATACCAAAACCCTTCTGGTCCTAGCTGCCATTCTGCTCCGCAAGAGCATCTTGCCTTCACCTGACCCTCCGGAAAGTCGATGCGTTGTTTACATCTGCACTTTTGAACTGGTTGTTTTAACATAAAGAATCTACTCCTTTTTGTTAAATTGTTGGCATTAGATTGCACTTACTTGCATAGAATGTAAAGATCGCCTTTAAGATTGTGAAAAAGAGTAAAAAAATATAGGTCGTATTTGTGCCCTTTTTAGCTTTCGCTCGCATCGATTTCCTTCCGGAGTATGTCTGCGAACATCGGCATGACTTCATTAGCGAAGGCCAGTGCTTGAGGAGAATACTCTTTGTCTATCTCAAATACATACCAAGGATCATCCGTAATTTCGCCTATTGCACTGCTCTCGCATATCTCTTTCAGGAGAATATCGGGCGAGTTTTCGTAATCCCCTTGATCGGTTATGACTTCCCAAGCGTCACGAGCTTGTTCTTTAGTGCAGTCCCGTTCTCTCCTAATTTGCACGATCTCTAATTTCCAACCTTTGAGAGCTTTTTCATAGTCAAAGGTGTCTCTCTTCGCTACTTTTCCAAGTAAATAGTCAGGGATCCGAGTAATTCCAATAAGAAAGTGCTTAAAGGATTCCCTGCCATGATTGGGCCATTCATAGTTATAGTTCCCATAGTCCGATTGGCAGTTGAACAATCCTCCGTTTTCATCGATGGTGAATGTTGCCCAACCGCATGCGCCCCATCGTAAATCGTACCGCTCACAAGTTGACTTTTTAAAGCTGTACTCTTCCATACTCGTATCCTTTCTTGGACCTGCGAGGACCGTTCTTGAATCGGTCCTCTCTCGTCTGCAATATCACGACCTCATCAGCTCGGAACGCAAACCGACAGCCTCCATGTTGGACTAGATATATACTTCCGGTGCGTTCCCTCACGAAGCCTTTTCCGAGGCTAGTACGGACGAAATCACCTGGTTTCGGAGGCCTCATGCGATCACCCTAACCTTTGACCCCTCATCGGTGCGGTAAACCTCAATCCTTTGCTCAAACGCATCTTGAACGTCTTCTTGATGACTAATAACCAGAATCAAATCAAAGTCATCCCTGAGCGTATTAATGATTTGCAGGAATTCGCTACGGTTCTGCGTGTCCAGTGCCGCACTTGTTTCATCCAGCACCAGTGTTCGTATCGTTGCCCCTGCCCGACGGGTTAAAAGCTTACTTAAGGAAATCCGAATTGCTAGGTCAATCATCATTTTTTCAGCACCAGAATAGGTCTCGTAAGGTCTAATTCCCAATCCGCCGTCAGATATCTTAATATCGAGTGTTTCTGTAACTTTTGCCGTCTTACTCGGTTTTTGAGTTACGAGTCCTAAGGAAAACCTACCGGACGACATCCGAGCAAGAAGATTATTAGCCTCGCGTTCAATTTCTGGAATGGAGTTTTCGATAATCACAGCTTGGATTCCATTCTTTCCACAGGCTTTTACGATATCATTCCAGTCTGTCAGATCAGCGGCCAAGGTATCTCGTCGAATACGTGACTCATCCAACTTAACTACCAGCTCTGAAATCTCCGTGAGCGACTTTTTAACGGCACCATGAGCAGCTTGAAGATTACCTAATTGGTCTCTGAGTGTACGAATTTCGTACTCCAATACCGCGATGTTCTTGGATACTTCGGAGGCTTCCTTCGCGTCATCTTCGAGTGAAATCTTGTCTAATTCGAATCCGGTTATGGCATCAAGCTTCCCTTTGATTGATACATTTGTCTGGCT